TCTAAAAAACGTGCAACTTAGCTTGTTTCGTAAAAACGCTACGGCTCCTACCACTGCTAGTAATGAATTTTTAGCCTGTCCCAGTGATTTTTTAGCTCCGTTTTCTCTTAGTCTTGCGGGGACAAATGGAGACAAGTTTTTTGTAGACTTTAAAGATCCTAGCTTTATACAAACATACACTCCAGATGCTACAACTACGGGATCTCCAAGATATTACTCTGTTTTTGATGTGGATAATTTTATACTAGCCCCAACACCTGATATTGCTTATACGGCGGAACTTCATTACTTCTATCGCCCTGCAAGTTTAACTGCGGGATCTGGTAGTGGAACCACTTGGTTAAGTGAAAATGCTGAAATGGCTATGTTGTATGGATCATTGATAGAAGCGTATATATACATGAAGGGTGAGCAAGATGTTATGGGTATGTATGCCGGAAGGTTTCAAGAAGCAATTACTGGTATAAAAATGTTAGGTGAAGCAAAAGAAACCACTGACCAGTACCGCACAGGTATGGTGATAAGGACAAAACAATAATGTTTAAAATAGATGTAAGTGTACCACAATATGACAGTGTAGTAGGTGTTAATACTACAGAAAATCGTGGTTTTACCCCAGATGAACTTGCGGAACAATGTGTCCAAAAGATCATATCGGTCTCTGACAATACGCATCCTGGCGTAAGAGACCAAGCTCGTGCTTTTTCAAAGCACATTGAAACGCTTGTTGCGAGTTATATGCGACAGGCTATTCGTAGTGACCGAACAACTGTGTGTAATGCGCTTGTTGATGCAGGTCATCCCCAACTGGCTGAACTTATAAGGAGACTTTAACATGGCCTTTAACGGAAACTTTATGTGTACTTCTTTCAAGAAAGAGCTTCTTGAGGGTGGTCACGATTTCAAAAACAGCGGTGGAGATACTTTCAAAATCGCATTATATGACAACAGTGCTTCGTTCACTGCGGCAACCACAGCTTACACAACTTCGAACGAAGTGAGCAACTCTGGTTCTTATTCCGCAGGCGGTGGCACTTTAACTCGTGTTGACCCAACTACTTCAGGTACAACTGCGCTTACAGATTTTGCAGACATTACATTTACTTCTGCAACTATTACGGCGCGTGGTGCATTGGTTTATAATACAACTGAAGGTGGTGGGTCAGGTACAACTAACACTGTTGTTGTCTTGGATTTTGGCGCAGATAAAACATCTACGGCAGGCGACTTCCAAATTGCTTTTCCAACGGCGGATGCTTCAAACGCAATTATAAGAATCGCCTAAACGGTACTAGATAGGAGATTGTTGCGATGGCCCTTGTTGTTAAAGATCGAGTAAAAGAAACTACGTCAACCACAGGGACAGGTACTCTGACATTAGGCGGAGCCGTAACAGGATTTCAAACTTTTACCTCTGTGCTTTCTAATAGTGATACAACTTATTACGCTATATTTGAAAGTAGTACAGGGCAGTTTGAGGTTGGGCTTGGTACGTTTACTTCTTCTGGAACAACGCTTGCCAGAACAACTATCCTTGAAAGTTCTAATTCAGGAAACGCCATAAACTTAACGGCAGGTTCTGCGGATGTGTTTATTACGCAACCTGCCGAAAAAGCTGTATACCTTGATGCGAGTGGGCACATAGCCGCCGCAGACGGGCGCAATGTAACTAACGTCGCTGCATCTACAGCGGCAACTTTAGCAACGGCTAGGGATATTGGTGGCGTATCCTTTGATGGCTCTGCAAGCATAAACCTACCCGGTGTCAATACATCAGGTAATCAGGATACCTCTGGTAATGCTGCAACTGCTACAACTTTAGAGACGGCTAGGAATATAGGCGGTGTATCCTTTGATGGCTCTGCGAATATAGATTTACCCGGTGTTAACGCAACAGGTAATCAGAACACCACTGGTAATGCGGGAACTGCGAGTCAATTATATTTAAATGAAAGTTCTGATAATAGTTATTCTGCTAATATTCTGTTTGACGCAACAGGTGCGGCAGGAAATAGATACGGCACTGTTTATATGGATGATGGAGGTTTAACATTTAATCCTAGTACAAATTCCTTTTATTGCTCGAACGCATCGCACGATAATGTGTATGTTGCGGATAGAATTTATCATTCATCAGACACTAACTCTTACATACAGTGGGGTGCCGCTGATGATTTTAGCATTTTTGTTGGTGGGCGACAAATTCTGCGTTGTGACGAAGGTACTAACCCAGATAAGATTCAATTTTTTGATTCCAGTAATTTTATTAACACAGATGGTGATTTTGAAGTTACAGGTAATATAACTATTTCTTCAGGTAATTTAACTTTTTCCGATGGCTCTTCTCAAACATCCGCAGGTGCCTCTACGGGTAAGGCAATCGCAATGGCAATCGTGTTTGGATAAATAGATGTTTGGCTTTACATCTTTTTCAGCAACAACTTTCGGGGGCAGCGGTGAAGTTAATGTTTCTCCCCCTATAACAGGCTTGGTTGCTGCAAGTGGTGTAGGGTCTGTCACTGTTACAGGCGAAGCTAATATCTCAGTTACTGGTATCGCTAGTACGGGTCAGGTTGGAGAGGTTGTTGCTAAAAATGTAATTGTTGTTTCTCCAACTGGTGTTGAAGGACAAGGTCGTGTAGGCACTATGTCTACTGGTGGTAATGCTTTTGTTCAACCAACAGGAGTTGCGGGTGTAGGTGAAGTTGGTAGTGCCTCTCATGTTGCTAATGTTACAGTTATACCAACAGGAGTTTCTGGCACAGGTGAAATAGGTTCTCCAACACCCGCCGCCGGAGCAGTGGTCTCTCCAACAGGCGTATCTGGTACGGGTGAAGTAGGGGCGGTCACAGTAACACCACGTATTGTTGTTTCTCCAACAGGCGTATCTGGTACGGGTGGTATAGGAAGCCCAACAGTTACAGGGGCAGCAAACGTACCGCCGACAGGACTAGAGGCTACGGGCGGAGTAGGGTCGGTCACGATTGCTGCTGCTGCAACGGTCTCTCCAACTGGGCTTAGTGGCACAGGTGGAGTTAACTCAGTTACTGCTACAGGGACTGCTTCAGTTGCACCAACTGGTCTTGAGGCTACGGGTGGTGTGGGCGGCGTAACAATAACAAGTGGAACGGTTGTTTCACCTACAGGGGTTTCGGCAACTGGTGAGGTGACATCTCCAATTGTTTGGGGTAGAATAGTTCCAAATCCAAGTACAACTTGGTCTGAAGAAACACCAAATCCAAGTACAACTTGGACGGATATAGCTGCATAAGGATAAGTAAATGTCAAGTACATATACAACAAATGGTGGTATAGAAAAGATTGGCACTGGAGAACAGTCCGGCACTTGGGGTACGACCACAAATTTAAACTTTGATATTATTGACAGGTTGATAAACGGAATTGGAACCGTAAGTCTATCGAGTTCAGGAGCGGCACATACACTTACCACCACTGACGGCACTCTTTCTGACGGAATGTATAAAGCTTTAATTTTTACATCTGCTTCAGAAAACTGCACTGTGACAGTGTCCCCTAATTCTGCCCAAAAGATATATTATGTAATTAACACTTCTGGATATACTCTTACATTTACTCAAGGCAGTGGAGGGAATGTTACCGTTGCTAATAATGAGAATGCAATAATTTATTGTAATGGCTCTGGAACAGGAGCGGTTGTGTCTGAGTTTTCAGATAAGTTTCTTAGTAGCGCAAACAATCTTTCAGATGTTGCAAGTGCATCAACTGCAAGATCAAATTTAGGTCTTGCCATCGGAACAAATGTTCTTGCTTATGACGCTAATCTTCAAGCGTTTGCAACAGCGTTTACTTTACCTACTTCAGATGGTACAAGTACTCAGGTTTTAAGTACCAATGGATCGGGAACTTTAAGTTTCTCAGATGCCGCTGCTTCTGGTGTAGATAAAGGTTTTGTGATTGGAATGTCCATTGTTTTCGGAGCTTAAAGGAGATTAAAAAATGACTGCACCGAATATAGTAAATGTCGCTACCATTACGGGGAAGACGGCAAAAATTGCTTTATCAAGCACTTCAGCAACAACCCTAGTTAGCAATGCGGCTTCAAGTAGTAAAGTGTTTAAGATTAACATGATTCAAGTTGCAAACGTAGATGGATCTAACGCCTGTGATGTTACTGTGGAT